CTCGATAAATGACTACAGGACAAGATTTTGCACCATTCCCCATTTTCTTCATACCAAATGATTCTTTTGGAGAAACCGTAAGAGAATCTTTCAGTTCTGTCAAATCACGCGGGTCCAAACAAGATTTTGGAATTACATATCCTTTTGGCGACATACGCGCATTATCTTGTACAGTATCAATGTACTCTTCTGTTAAAGCAAACACACTCATAGTATAGACAACTAATAATAAATATATTTTTATTCATATTGTAAAGATATTTATCAATTTTCTACCCAAAAGAAACTCGTTCGAATAATGTGCATCAAACGGTCGTGATGTCTCAAACGATATACTTTAAACACTCGAAGATTTAAAATGGGACATTTAAAATCATAGAGGGTCAGATCCCAGTAACGTTTTGAAATGACGCCCTTTCAGGGCGTCCCATTTTAAATCTTCACTGGTATAAAATGAAATCGTTTCATCAAAAATATATGTAGCATTTCGCCTGTTTTTGATAATTTCGTGTACGATATACGTGTACAGATTTCTTTCATGATATTTGTACGGAAATAATATCGTAAAAAACATTTTTGTATTTTACTGGCCATAATACTGTACAAAAAATATTTACGATGATGTCTCGCATTTAGACCACAATAACGACACCCACCATCTTTTACACACGGTGCATACATCGGACACGCAAAGTAAGAGTATCCTAACATCAAATGCGGAAAAAAAGTAGACCCGCTATAACCCATCATATTTGGAGGGAATGTTAAATAGTACGAACAAACATAATCAGACAAATAGCAACTATGAAACAACATTATTATGTACAGTATGCAATGTTCATATTATTATATACAATGTCGATAATATTCAGTTTCCAGTGCAGTTGGACTTTTACGGTAAAATCGACATACTTTTCCAGGACGTAAACAGATCGCTAATGCTTGTGGGTCATATCGAGAAATTTCAGGTAATTGCGCTAAATTTTTCACTTGATATTTGCTTTTCATTGTCTCAATATCTTGGTCACTTAGAATTTCTACCTTTGGAACTAAATCGTGATTCAGTATATTGAACTGTAATCGCTTGATATTATGTACAACAGTAAAAATGCCATCATTCTGATAAATATAGTTCAGATGAGAAATCATTGTATCATTTGGTTCTCCTTCCATTATAATCACTAGACAATCTTCTTTGGTCATTGTATCTGTAAGAACATATAAATCTTCGATGATTTGGTTCAACTTCAAAACATTATTTTTTGTGTTTGCATCTTTTAAAACGAATTTGACATAAGTCTTATGAATCGGCTGTCCCTCTTCACCAGTTGTTTTTGTTAGTAACATATCCAACTGATTCATAGAAATCATTGTATCTACTTCATTTGTACTAAATCCCTCATACTCACTTACGTCGTAGGAATACACTTGATTCAGTATGTCGAGTATATTTACCCGAGCATTGTAAATTTGCATTAACTGATTTTGATTTGAATTCATCTTACTTCTGGAAATATATAAATACCGTATACTTATATATTTTCAAGTTATTTGTTTATACATTTTCAATTTTCTGTAGAATTATTCTTTTTTAATTATTTTGATATTTTGAAAATCGATTGAACTTTCGGGTTCTGATGGTGATGCTTTTGCACTATTATCTGTGTATACACTTTCCATTACATTGTTGTTATCTTGTACAAAAGGCTGAATAGTTTCTTCTACAGGTTCCGAGACACTTTCTGTATTTTTTGAATTATCATCTCCCTGTACAATACGTATAGTGGGGGCAAAATTAATACCTGCAGGCGGTACTTGCATTGCCTGTTGTTGTACAGGATTAATCATAGGTGTGTTAAACATCATTTCTGCAGGGTCTTGATATGGTTGTGCAATATCTAATTGGTCTTTTTGTGCATATACGAATGAATCGTCTGGGAAATATATGTCATTTCGACCAACCTTTCTTACTGTATCTCCTGGAATAAGGCCTTCTGGGTCTTGTGTCTCAATGACATATTCTCCACCTCTCTTTTCTACAACAATCCAAATACGTGGCTTTACATCTCCACGACAATGTACTGTACCACCTGTCATTATTTCATCTTCATTTTCAGTATAATCAGCATTTATATCAAATGCAGAACTATCATTTGAATTAGGTGTTTGGATTTCATTAGATGATGGCATATATACAGGTGTTCCTGGATTATATACAGGCGAGACATATGAAGGAGATTCTGGATTATATTGTTGTGATGGAGGTGGTAATGATGGAGTCTGAGGGTCAGATGATTGTACAGGCGTAGGCGTAGGTGTCTCATTATACAATGATTCGACCTCCTCTTCATTATCAAGTGCATTTTTAATGCGATTAATCACCATATTGGGTGTCGCATCTTTCTTACCTAACAATAAATCGATGTTATTAGAGAACTTCATATTCTCCATTTGAGACACATTATCTTCTGTAATAATACTCATTTTTACGTTAATAGCTAACATTTCTTGCATAAGTAATTTGAGAGAATATGGTACACGAACAATACTGAAACTACGCCCAAATTTGCTAATTTGTTGTACAATATCCTCTTCAGAATCTAGAGTCTTCGTATATTTCAATGGACCATCCACACTTGGACTAAGCATAATATTCTTCTTTGGGTTGTAAATAGCAATGGAACCAGACTGATTACATATGGCCATTTGATAATCATCTGCACGTACTAACATAGATTCCTGTAAAAATGCAGTTGCACCGTGTGAGACAACTGCATCACGTTCCATCTCTCCAATACGTAGACCACCATCATTCGCACGCCCTGATACAGGTTGTTTCGTCAAATTAGTATTTGGTCCTCGTGCACGGAAATTAATCTTATCTTTTACCATATGCTTCAGTCTCATATAATAGGTTGGACCAAAGAATATCTCTGTCTCAATTTGTTGTCCTGTCATACCATTATACATGATTTCATTTCCTGTACTATGATAACCATAATGAGACAAAAGTTCTCCAAACAATGAGACATTGGTACTTTCTGTACGGAATGCTGTACAATTACCGAATGCACCATGCATCGCACAAGCTTTCCCCACAACACATTCAATCAATTGTCCAATAGTCATACGACTTGGTAACGCGTGTGGATTAATAATAATGTCTGGTCGAATACCGTTTTTAGTAAAAGGCATATTTTCTTCTGGAATTACCATACCAATTGTACCTTTCTGACCCGCACGTGACGAAAATTTGTCTCCAAATGACGGAATACGTTCTTCACGGATACGTACTTTTGCAATACGCTTGCCTTCTTCGTCTTCTGTCATGAATGATTTGTCTACAACACCTAATTGACCCTTTTTTGGTTTCTTAGACATATCCTTACGCATATCCTTTCCTGGAACATACCCACTCAAACCTATTAGTACAGTTTTATCATCTACAGGAGTATTTTCAGGAATCAAACCATTTTCGTCCAATTTATTGTAATCATAACCAATCGTCGTTCCAACAACATTTTCTTCTTTCTGAATATTCGTGAATAGTTTTTCAGTAATAAGTTCACCATTCTTCACTTCTTTTTCTTCGTGTGTCTCATATGTCGAATAATATGTTGTACGGAATAGACCACGTTTAAGTGAAGCTTCATTTACTAGAATAGCGTCTTCTACATTATATCCTGTATAACACATAATTGCCACAATTGCATTTTCACCATATGGCATTTCTTCCTGATTTATGTACTGTAAATATTCAGATTTGACCAAGGGGACTTGTCCACTGTTCAATAAAACTGCGGTTTTATCCATACGCATTTGGAAATTTGTATGATATAATGAAGTTGCTTGTTTACTTTGACCACAAGAAAAACAATTACGAGACAAAGGATTATGTTGCGGATATATGATCATATTGGACATTACACCTAATATAGTGGACTCGTGTATTTCCATATGTGTGTACTGTTTCGGATCACGATATTTCACTTTAGAATTTAATGCAATAAGAGAAGATTCTGTCTCATTTGCATCAATATATTCTAGTATAGCCTTTTTTGTACGATTCGATTCTACTTTTTCTTTGTACAGTTCTTCCCATTTATAAACTTTTCCGTGGAATGGGTCAAAATTATCATCGATTTTGTCGTGAAATCCACATATTAATTTATTCCAGAGGGAATCTTTGGTATTTCCTGCACTTTTCAATGTCTCGTATTTCTCAATGAGAGAACTCGCTGCTGACCATTCTTTATCATTTTCAAAAGCAAAACACTTCAATAAATTGTCAAAATAAAAAATAGGTCTCATTAATCGCCCACCATCTGTAAATATCTCAATAGTATTTTTACTGTAATGATATGTAATGCTTGTAGTAATTGGAATCAATGCGTGTCTCCTTTGTAATTTCAACTCGTCTACCAATATATTATGATTTGTAGTAACACCAACCCATAACCCATTTAAGAAAATCTTAGCTTTATTACCTATTAATGTAGGCAGACATTGAGACAATTGTATTACAGTAGAATGACCTTCAATTAATTCTTTTAGTGGTTCTCTTGAGACACTTCTGGTAACGATCGTCATAATGGATAAATACTTATGTATACCGATATTGCCACCATCGGGCGTGTCCATTGGGTCAATAAATCCCCATTGAGACCCGTGCAACATATGTGGTCCAACTATTTTTACGTTATCTATAGGTATATTTGTTTTCCGTAAATGACTGACCATTCCATTGTACGATAAACGATTTAAATCTTGAGTGACACCAACTTTCGCAGAATGTGTACCACCACCCCAATTTCCCTTGAACCCTTTCATAACACCTTTCTCCACATCACGTTCTCTGAAGTATGTACGGTGTTCTTTCTCAAACATTACTGCAGGATGTTTGTATTCTGATTTATGGTATTCATACCGTATTTCGAATTTCCTTCGTAATTGAATGTGCATAGATTTATAGTGTTCCTTTACTAAATCCCGTAACATTGTACCAACTGTCTCAACTCTCTTGAATTTATAATGGTCACGGTCAGTTGGTAAATCAATATTCATGGAAACCATTAAAAGCCTGTACACAATATTACCCAAGTGAAATGCTTTGTCTATAAAGTTCATCTCTCCAACGTGCGGTAAAAAATAATCCGCTAACATATGTATCACTTTTGCAATATGCTCTTCATTATATGTATTCGTATTATGTGACCGTTGTTTCATCAAAAGTGAAATATACTTGAGCGCATCTTCCTGATTATTGATATTTCCTGCATCATGAATTGAAGAATTGAAATACTCTGCCATAACTGGCGAGACAAGCTCAGCAAATTGTAGTGTACAGTATTCAATGATTGCCTTATCACTAGTAATTCCCAATGCACGAAATAATATAAATAATGGTACAGGTTTGCGTACATTAGGCAATGAGACAACAATATTTCCGTGTGGTTCTACAATACGAACTGATAAACTACGAATATATTTTGATGCATTTTCTGAGACAGATTTCAATTCTGCAGTATACGAATATTTATCGTCACTACTTTTCCCTATACGAAGCATATTGTCTCCGAATTTTTCTTGACAAACAATCGTTTTTTCTTTTCCATCAATGATAAAGTATCCACCATAGTCGTGTTTACATTCACCTAACTTATGACGCATATCAGATGACATCCCTTTTAATATACAGTAATCAGACTGTAACATAATAGGAAAACGACCCAAATAAATTTCTTTCAACATAAGTTTTTCAATAACGACATTATCAGAACCACTTAGCAAGTTCTTCTCCATGTTTTCTTTCATTGCTGCGTACTGTGCAGGGGTAAGTTTCTTTTTTAACTTTTGGTCTTTCAATGCTTTTGCCTTTTCTGGATTTTCATCTACGTCACTATCATCACTCCCGTCGTCATCTTCATCAAAAATGACTTGATTATTTTCATCTACTAACATCTGCTGTTCTCCAGGTTCTAAAGTTCTCTCAATTTCAATGTCAATATCGTAATGTACAGACATCCCATAAGTCATATTTCGTAAACGACATTCATTTGGAAATAAAAAACGAGATGACTCCTTTTCATAAATGGTTGGCTTTCCGTAATAAATTTTAGAAGCATCCTTTCCTCCAAAATATAAATAACATTTTGACATGTTCATTTCCTTTTCCTCATTGTAATCCAATTCGATTTTTAGGGGATTCATCTCTTTGAACATTTGTTGTAATCCAACATTGAAGAAATCATTGTACGATTCGATGTGATGTCTCACTAAAGCTTGCGGATTGTCTGCAAAGTAGGTTTCTATAATCTTCCAGATTGTCTCGTCTTGTATTCCAGGCATCGTATTTAGTTATTGAAATTACTATATTATAATCATTATATAATCTTTTGTATTTTTATTTACAATAATCATTCTGTACAAAATCTAGGCATACTTTATATTTATTAACCCACAATGGATTGGAAGTCATTTTTAGATTCTATTTACGGTCCTTTACCGAAATCATATTGTCTCTATTTTAAGGTTCTTACTATTCTAACATTTATAATGTTGGTTCTATCGCTAATTGTTCTTGTATTATTCCCATTTACGGGAAAGAACACATTATCGATTGGCAAGACTCAGTTGTCTTTAGGAGTTTCGTTCGCAGTTGTGATCGGATATTTAGTAGAATATTTGACCGCAAGACTTCTATATACCATGTGCAATAAAACCCTAGACTAGATAATTTAGGAACATCATATAAAAAATATAGTAACAATATATAATTCGTATAACATGGATTCCTGGAAATCGATTGATAATATGTTCTTTGGTCCTTTGGACTCTTCTTACTGTATCATTTTTTACGTATTTATGGTAATCTTCTTCTTGAGCCTTCTTGTTGTTGTTGCAAAGACTGTATATGATGGTGTATTTAGCTCCAAGAAACTTAATGCTCGTGATGGATTTATGATGGTACTGGCTGTATTGTATGCTGCATTATTGTACTTACACCAACGTCTATTGTATTCTATGTGTGTTAAATCAAACCTATAATTTTCTGATATAATACAAAATATCTCAAAACAATGGATATCTTGTATTACAGTAATAATTGTAAATATAGTCAACATTCTTTACAATTTTTCGTGAAAAACAATTTAGTAGATAAGTTGCATTTTATATGCGTAGACCGTAGAAGAGTTGACCCTGTCAGTGGACAGCTGTACATACAATTAGAGAACGGAAAAGAGATTCTACTTCCTCCAAATGTACATAGTGTACCCTGTTTGTTGTTAACTAAGGAGAATTATCGTGTACTGTATGGTAGTGATATAGTTGAACGATTTCAAACAAAGATAGAAAAGGATAAAGAGGCAGCGACACAGGGAAATGGTGAACCAATGGGATTTAGTCTTGGTGGAAATGTAGGGGTTACTTCAGAAAGTTTCACCTTTTTTCAAGCATCTGTAGAAGACCTAAGTGCGAAAGGTGCTGGGGGATTAAGACCTCTAAACAATTATGTTTCTGCAAGAGACGAGACATCACAGTACACAATACATACTCCTCCTGAGACATATAGGAATAATAAATTGGATAATAGTATTACAATAGAGAAAATAGAGAAAAAACGGAGCGCAGAGATAACCCCCACGGATTCGAAAAATTTACCGTTTCTACCTCAAACAATATGATATTTTTCGATAAAATATATAAAAAACAATCTTCATGTTTTATAAACAATTATGGCAGATAAAAAAATTGTTTATAAAACATTCAATACTCAAATTTTTGCCTTTTTAGATGAAATTATTGCAATTTTACCAGATGAAGAAATTATAAAGTCAAAGTCATACTTTGAGACAATTCGTAATCTAAATCCTACTTTATTAATAAAGGTTTGGTACACTTATATCGAAAAACCGTATCACGATAAAATACAACAAGGCGATATGGAATTCTTTTTAGAAAAAGATTATAGCAATGATTTAGCGAATCTACATAATGCACAACAAATCGTAAATACTATTGAAATTTCGCTTAGAGAACCACTTAAAAAAATGGATGCTGTAAATAGAGACCACTGTAAAGATTATATTGTACTACTAAGTAACTTGTCTCGCGCATACCACGAAGTATAAACCGAAAAGACTCGGATTCAAGTAACGTTATATGAAATAATTTTCACATCACCAATCTTCTTTAGGGGGTCACATTTGTACAACTAGATGAGTCAACTGTAAGGGACTCAATGTATACAAATATTCTTTTACAACATCTTTGGTAACTATTTTCTTATCCCTTGACTGTACAGAAGGTATGTATATGGTATTGTGAATTTGTCTCAAAAACCAATCATATTTATTTGTACAGTATTCCTTTTTTATATATTTTTTCATGTATGCACTATGTACTCTAGTAACAAGTCTACCATACCGTATACGACATATTGAAAATACGTCTAAGTAGTGTGGAAACCATTTTAAATAATCGACTGTTTTTCTGCTCCGAATAAGACAAAAATATAAAAACATATTATAGTGGATTACGTTTCTAAACTTCATACCACACGTGTATTCTACATACCCAAAGAACTTTTCATATTATTGTTTGTAAAAAATTATATGAAAAATTGATTTGTTATATTCAGTAATACACAAAACCAGTATCTTATTACACATTGCATTAACAGTTATAATTACAATATGCCAGCTTCCGTTCTATCTGACAACAATATGACGTACGATATGGAAAAGGATGAGAAAGTATTATTAGAGCATTTGGGGGACTATTTGGAAGAACCATTCACGATTTTACAATCGTATTTCGAAGGGAAACCTCTCGAAAGAATGGTGAGACACCAAATAGAATCCTACAATCACTTTGTAAATTACCAAATGCAAAGAACGATTGAAATGTTCAACCCAATTGTAATAAAATCAGAAAACGATTTTATTGCAGAAACAGGTGAGTATGGACTGATCGTCCATCTTAGTATGAGTAATTTACAGTTCTATTCTCCACAGATACACGAAAACAATGGTGCAACCAAATTAATGATGCCACAAGAAGCCAGATTACGAAATTTCACTTATTCATCTAGTACAGTAATTGACCTCAATATAAAGTACACAGTTAGAGACACTGATAATCAAGTTCGAACCATTGAAAGAAATATCCCGCAAGTTAAATTATGCAACTTTCCAGTAATGTTAAAATCATCTATTTGTGTACTGCATCAGTACAGAAACGTTCCAAGTACACTTACTGGAGAATGTGAAATGGACAGTGGAGGCTATTTCATTATTAAAGGGTCAGAAAAGACTGTTCTTTGTCAAGAACGCGCTGCTGAAAACCGTATATATGTATTCAATGGTAAAAATACACCAAAATGGAGCTGGATTGCTGAATTCAAATCAGTACCCGACTCAAAAACAATTTCACCAAAACAAATAGAAATGATGATTTGTGCAAAATCGAATTTATTCGGAAATGGCATCTTTGTTGTAATTCCACGATTGAAACAAAAACGCTATATTGAACTATTCGTGTTATTTCGCGCATTAGGTGTACTGTCCGATAAAGCCATATGTGAATATATATTGTTAAATGTTGAAGCTGAGAAACAAGGTCCTGTACTTGATTTCTTACAGGCTTCTATGGAAGACGCTAAACAATTCACTACAGGAGGAGTCGATACCATTCAAGAAGAAGCATTGAACCACATTAGTTCAATGTGCGCATATAACTATTATCAAAATACGAATGCCCCTGGTACACTTTTAGAAAAACGATTGGAATACACATTGGACATCTTCCAAAATGACTTCTTCCCACACTGTAAAACAGATAAACAACGGTTGTATTTACTGGGAATGATGGCATATCGTCTAATTACCACTTCGTTAGGATGGAATCCTCCTGATGACCGAGACTCGTATATGAACAAACGCATTGAATTATCAGGCACTCTCCTTAATAACTTATTCCGTAATCATTATATTCGTTTTGTAAGAGATATCGAAAAACAAGTTGTAAAAGAAATAAATGTTGGACCTTGGCGTTCTCACGAAGAATACGAAAATATCATAAATATGACAAACATTTACAAAATTTTCAAATCCACTACAATTGAAAATGGTATCAATCGTGCACTTTCTACTGGCGATTTCAGTGTAAAACAGTCGAGCAACAGTAATAAAGTAGGAGTTGCACAAGTGCTAAATCGTCTGACATATCTAGGTACAATTAGTCATTTACGACGAGTAAACACACCATTAGAAAAAAATGGTGAACTTGTTGCACCACGTAAACTTCATAACTCGACGTGGGGATTTCTATGTCCAGTAGAGACACCAGAAGGACAGTCAATTGGTATTGTAAAAAATATATCATTTATGACACATTTGACAACACCAACACAGTCTGCATCATTATACGAAATAGTTGCACCTGATATTATCGCATTAGATGATTTAGCTTCACCAAAAGAAGCCTTTGAGAAAGTAAAAGTATTCGTAAATGGTGCATGGATAGGCATTGCAAAAGAACCATTAGAGTTGTACAGTAAACTGAAAGAAAGAAAATGCAAAAATATCATCAACCTCTACACATCAATATCATTTGATTATGGTAGAATGGAACTGCGTGTATGCAATGATGCAGGACGAATGACTCGTCCTGTATTGCGTGTAAAGAACAACAAGGTACTCATTACGAAAGAAATAATCGAAAAACTAAAAACAAAAGAATTATCTTGGAATGACCTCATTATGGATACTCGAATCGAAGAAGCAGTTATTGAATACATCGACCCCGACGAACAAAATCATGCAATGATTGCTATGAAAAATAAAGAAAAATATATTCATCACCTTCAAAGTAACTTCGATAGTACGAAAAAATTACACATCAATTACAACTATTCTGAAATACATCCGTGTACAATATTCGGAATACTAGCGTCCTGTGTACCATTCCCTGACTACAACCAGGCACCTAGAAACACATACCAATGTGCAATGGCAAAACAAGCAATGGGCATAAACTGTACAAACTTTGACAAACGTATGGATAAAACAGGATATATTCTAAATTACCCTACACGACCTATCGTAGATACCAGAATGACCGATTTCATTGGGTTGCATAAAGTACCATCTGGTTGCCAAATTCACGTGGCAATTATGTCTTATACAGGATATAATCAGGAAGATAGTGTACTTATCAATAAATCTGCATTAGATAGAGGACTATTCTTAGCTACAGTATATCATACAGAAAAGGATGAAGATAAGAATGTAATTCGTGATGAGATTATACGATGTAAACCAGACCCAACTAAAAC